CCGGCGAAGTCAGGGGGGGCCGCTAGCGCTTATTTCATACCCCCCCTGGCTCCGCCGGAACCTGATGATCCTTTGGTTCCTGAGGGGGGGTAGTCTTTTCGCCGCCGGACGGCGGCGGGGGCGGCGGAGCCGCCTTCTTTGCTAGTTCTGCTTGTCCCGCCTTGGTGAGTTCAGAAATTGGCGGGTCAAATTCGTTTTCCCAGGGTGAGTGGGGTTCGTAGTCGTCTCCCACTTCGAAGTCGTCAGCCTCCTCGAAGGTTTCGACCCCTGCTTTGGCGAGGTCCCTTGCGAGATGTTCCGCCTGGATTTGTTGGCGGATAATTTCCACCATAGTGGGTTGCCGTTTGTAGCCGAGAGGAGGTTCCATAGGTAGCGGCGATACGATTTCTCGGCCTTTTTCATCAAGTCGCTTTTCGCGGGCCGAGGGCACCCGATCGTGTGACTCGGTTGTGGGGATTGGTTCGTGAGGGTTTGTGATTTTCTTGCTCATATTGAAAGCTCCGTATGCGTTTCATGCCCTTTGTAATGCGGGGCGGTTCAGTAGATAAAGCTTTGGCCTGTTCTTGCAACAAGGCGACGAGCTTGGATCTTGTGGTTAGCCATGACATATAGGACGTCCTCGGATGGTACAGCGAACGTACGATCTGTAGGCACGCTCTTTACAAAATCGGCGTTTAGAGCGGGGGTTGATCCGAAGATACGCGCGAAGTGCCAGTGGTTGAGCGTGGTGTCGCGGAACTCTCCGGCGATGGTGCTTTCAGTTCGACGATATTCGTCGTAGCGGTCTTGGTAGCCGAAGACGCCGTCTGGCGTGGCGTGCGGCGCGTAGACTTCTTTGTTGAGCACTTCTTGTTGACCGATATGCTGGAGTTCTTTTTGCCAGAAGTCTTCTTTAACGCGACGGTTCCAGTGTCGCGGGAGGCCTTGGGCGTAGATAGTCTTGGGTCGGACGGTGAGGAGGCTGTAAATGTGGCCATGCTCTTCAAAATATCGGCGGTAGCGATTAGTTCGTGATGCAGCAATGCCATGCCCGCGCATCTCGCCGACAGGGTTAGCTCCTTCAGCAGTTTGGAGAACTTCGCTAAATTGGACAGTTTGGCGGCCGCCTCCGAGATACTCCGGTCGCTGTAGTCTCGCATCGCTTGATCTGACTCCGAGATAGCGAAGATACTCAACATACCTTGAGCCGAATCGTGCTCTGGCTTCTTCATATCGTTGTAGCGCGAACGCTTCCCTTAACAAGTTGATGGTGATGGCTGATGCTGACGATAGATCAGCAAATACGTCGGGCCGGTTAGACGCGGCGGTCCCTGTATCGGAGCGGAAATATGCTCCAGAGGAGCTGGTTTGATGAGCAAACGCATAGGTACCGGTACTGCCGTCTGAGTCGCGGACGTTGGCGACGTTGGTGTCTACAGAGGGTGAACCTGCGTAGCCGATACCAGATACAGGAGCTTCGTCACCAAGCGGGATTGTAATAGCTGGGCCTTTCTGTTCCCAGGGTCGGGAGGAGGTGAAGTAATCTTTCTCCCAGCAGGAATTTTGGAGCGTGGTGTTAGTCGTTGTGTCTGCCCCCGATGTAAGATCGATCGTTAGGGCAGTCTGCAGGTCTTGATCGCGGAACCATTCATTCCAGATGAGGGCGTAGCCGCGCAGAGGTATAGCTGATGTGACGAGGTTGTTAACGCCAGTAGGGACGCCCAGGTAGTCAGCGAGGGAGCCGATACCGGCTCCTGAGCCACCCCCCCAGGTGATGGTTGGATAGACGGACGCATCCATGCCGTCCGGTCCACCGGTAATGAACTTTTCCCAATCTTCCCAGAGAAGCCGTGTTGGGACAAACCAGTGACTAATATCCACACGAACAGGGTGCATAACAGGAGCGAGCAGAGGGGAACAGCGAATAAGAGCCGATGTTGCTTGCTGAATACTATCACCAGGAAGCACCTCCGTGAGACCAATAGGGACAAGCTCCCCCATATCGCAGGTGAGGAGCTTGTAGTTAGAGAGCGAGAATTTTGAGCGTTTCATATGATGCCCTTCTTACCTTTGTGCAGATGTTTCAGCCTGATAGTCTGGCCTTCTTCTTGAGATATGAGTGCTTCGCGGAAAGCCAGTTGCTTAAAGCCCGGTTGCGCAGTAGCTTGTGCAGCCTCTCGCAAAGGCCGCACTTCTTCCTCCATTTTATCGAGTATTGATTGCGGGGCATTTGGGTGTCTCCCTATGCGGGTGCGTAGTCTTCTGCGTATATACTTGCCTAGTGGGTAGATTTTCTTTCCGTGTCTAAGTACCAAGGGTACATCTTCTATTACGTCTTCAAGCCGATGTTGCATAAGAGTTGAGGCGATTTCATCAGCAATGTGAGCCCCTAAGCCGGGACGATTCGACATCCGAGCAAATTCGGGATGCCGGCCGGCTAGTTCTTCTTCTCCTTTCGGGTTGGTGATTTTCTTTGTTACATATCCGACTGTGTAAGCAGCGGATTGTTCCGAGAGTGTGCCAAGATAGACGTGACCTTTTCCCCAGGTTTCTGTGAAGAGAGTGCATTGGGGGCAGCACGCTGTGCCATTTCTGCTAAGCCGCGTAGAGCCTCTTCCGCACGTTTCAACTCCGAATAGCGCGAGATGGTAATGCGGATGCTCAGATTTCTCTCCATACTCTCCAACTGCGAAATAGCGGAAGGTTCGGGGATGGAGTTTTTTTCTGAGACGTTTGAGATAATTACGCAGATCGGTGGGACATAAGGTGCCACCTTCCGGATAATGTTCTTCATCGTAAGTAAGAGTGACGAAAGCGTTGTGCTCATGTAGCGAGGCCTCAAGTAGTAGCCGATGGGTCCAGACCCTTCTTTGGTTGATACGGCAGGCAAGGCATTGGCCGCACCCGAAGGCGCGGCCTTTTAAGATTATGGGATATCCGCACTTCACATCCGATATCCTATGCGTAGCGGGCGTAAGCCGCGGCGCCGAATACGACGCATCGAGCGGCGGGGGCGGCGCATAGAGCGGCGGCGGCGGGAGCGGAATCGGGGCATTGATAGACCTCCTTAGTAGAAACCGACCTTAGTGGGATGATACTTGCGGGGCCGGTATTCCTGCAAGAACGGATTATAGTACCATGCGTCGCCGCCGGGAGGGGGAATATTTGGCGGGTATTGGTGTGCCCAGGGAGTGCCGAGTGTAGGCAGCAATCGATTTCTGACATTCCAAAATAGCATTCCAGGCACGTCTTCTTCAAGGCGTTGTTTGACATCGAAAGACATGACCGGGGCGTATCCTCCGCCAGCAGTGCGGGCAAATCCCGTGTCAGTGATAGCGCCCGGTTCGGAGTGCGATGCTCCTGGGTCTGAGATAACTCGCTTGAGTGGGTTATCGTCCACGAGGGCAGTAGGGCCTTGACCTTCGACGAGATAGCGTTGCCCGGGCGTTGGCATAGCTGGTGTAAGAGTTTGGGTGACCTTAGCGATCTGTGAACGGAGATAATCGTTTTCGAGAGATGCCTTTTCCAATGAGAGCTTGCGAGCCATAGTTTCGTACGCATCGAAACGGGTTTGGGCTGGCGATGTAGCGTGGACAGCCCTTGCGATATCCTGACCGGCAGCGGGTACTGTATTGCTGAGGTCCACAGAACCGGTGCTAACAGGTGCGAATGAGTGTGTCTGGGCACCCAGGGCGTATAGGGGATGTACTCCAGCGTTTTTTGCATCTTCGACTTTCCATTGAATACCAGTGCGGGCGAAGTGTTCTTGAGCGCGGCGGTCCTTTTCTTTTTCACGAGAGCCGAGTAGGCCGCCGATGAGATTAGACCCGGCGCTGATCAGCGCGCTTAGCATGTCACGTTACTCCATTGGTTTCTGCGTTTGCGGGAACGTCCTGAACCGGAACCTGCGCGTTTAATAGCGTGTAAAACCTCCTTGCGAATTCTGCGTCGAATACAGATTGCAACGTTTCGAGGCAGTGCAAATCGAACTCCGTAGGGGAGCGCCCGGATAGCCTTGCCGAAGCGATCGAGACTCTTAGGAAGGATACGAGCGTGCACACGTCGAATAGCAGCTGCTGGTCTGAGGGGTCTTGAGGGGTGATACTCACGGCGATCTTCCTTTATCAAGTTTAAGGTTTGGTGAGGGGTCAACAGACCCAGTGTACGCAGAGGCTGGAGAGTGGGTCTAGCGATGAAGGGTTGAGTGAATACATCGCGTTGGCCCCTTTGAGTTGTACCCCTTGATGATCTGGCCATGGTGTCACCTAGTCCAGTCCGTATCAAGTGACGGACTGTGTTGAGTTGGATTTGGGGTTGCCGGTAACCCGGCGGCGCCCCAAGGGGGGCTTGTCCCTGCAGGAGGCTAGGCCCCCCCTTCACCACCGGAACCACGGCTCCGGCGAAGTCAGGGGGGGCCGCTAGCGCTTATTTCATACCCCCCCTGGCTCCGCCGGAACCTGATGATCCTTTGGTTCCTGAGGGGGGGTAGTCTTTTCGCCGCCGGACGGCGGCGGGGG